TGCTGTACTCATTCGTTTTATACCTCTGAATCAATATCAACCTGGTGGTGAGCAATGGTTTCAACCATGTACCGGATGTGTTCTGCCATGCGCTCCTGAAACTTAACATCGTCATCAAACGCACGGGTAATGGCTTTTTTGCTGGCCCCGTGGCGTTGTAAATGATCGATGCATAGCGATTCAAACAGGTGCTGGGGCAGGCCTTTTTCCATGTCGTCTGCCAGTTCTGCCTCTTTCTCTTCACGGGCGATCTGCTGGTAGTGACGCGCCCAGCTCTGAGCCTCAAGACGATCCTGAATGTAATAAGCGTTCATGGCTGAACTCCTGAAAATGGCTGTGAAAATATCGCCCGCGAAATGCCAGGCTGATTAGGAAAACAGGAAAGGGGATTAGTGATTCAGGCCGTTACCGCGTCCGTCGAGAAAAACTTCCACGAGCAAATCACGGGTATAAGTGCGCTCGATGCCGCGATGCAGATATAGCCGTCCGCGTAAATTAGCTGATGCAGTCCAGGTACCATCTTTGTGTTTGACCAGCATTCCTGGCATGACCGCGCCGCGATTAACGGTCTGCGTTCCGTAATGTTGATGAACCATAAAAACTCCTGCCCGTAAGCTGGGCTGCTGAACATATAGAGACTTCTGCGCGTATTCAGGCGGTGGATGGCCGCCGGTTGCCATAACTAAGCCGCCTCGTTGAAGCGACTAAGGTATGAAATGTTGAGTTGATTTCAGCTGGTCACACCGACGTTCACGCGTCCGTTTCATCCCTCGCACTCCCCGAAGCCTGCTGAAATTCAAGCTGCGGATCTAAGCGGTCATCGCAACGGTGAATCAGGTGGTTGCCGTATCGTTGTGTTGTTGCGATATGGTGATAATAGCTATTGCTATTGGTGATATCAATACTTATTGCTATTAGTTGATGTGTTTTGATATTAAATGTTTGATAGCAAAAAGAATTAATTTTGTGACTTGCATCGCATAGCGATAACTGAAGTGAGGTCGTGGTGGTTTTTTGAACGGTGTGTGATGAGGGGAGGGCAAAAGAAAACCCGGCACGGTGGCCGGGTTATTGTTCTTGATTGATCTTATCGAAGATATCATGACTTAATTTTTGCACATTTAGGAAATTTACTATGAAGAAGACAATTGCGTAAATTATTAATGTGAAAAAAAGTATTGAAGGAGAGAATTTTAGTATCAGGGATTTAAATTCAAAGCTGAACTCATACTCTTTTAAATATTCACTAAGCACAAGGCATAAAGTAGAAAGAGTGAAAAAGCGCAAAAAAGAATTTCGTATAGATACCAATTCTTTTCTGATAACTTTAACATAATTAATGTTTTTAATGCCAGACATGTTAAAAGTTACAATCAACCCTAACCCGATAGAAAACATTATGCCACAGACAGAATACAATGTAGAAATCAAAAACTGATCAGGCCTCCAAGCTAAAAATGATGGAAGCCCGATAGTAATTATCAGAACAATTAGCAAGCTAGCTATTTGTCGCTTCATTTTCTATCTCTTTTAAATATCTGCTCATTTCTTGAAATACCTCTTGTTCTACAAGCTTGCCTGAATCAGTAACCTCAATTGTTACATTTTTAATCTTAAGAAGATCTTTGCCTTTTATTTCTGAGCGACCATCACTTCGTTTGAATACAATGTTATCAAGATCACTAACAGGTTTTAATGTTGCACCTAATAGTTTAGCATAACTATCTTCATCCATGCTCCTTGGTTTACTAAACTTTATCAACAGTTCAGCTGATACTATTTGATTGTCAATTATTTCTTTTAGATTTGGGAAATTTGGTACAGCTGATTTCAATGCATTTAAAACAGCGTGTGAAAGTTTTATTTTTGTATTTTTTTCTTCAATTTCTGATGGTGGCGATTTCATATCGGATGACTGAACCAATACTTCTTTTGGAAGAGGAGATGGATCTCTCACAGAAATTGATTTTATATCCTTAAGCTGAACTTTATTACCTTTAACAATCATCGGTGTGAATTCAATCATTTCATTCCCAACCAGCCAGCGTATATAAGTTTGTAGAGATGATATAGTCCTATTCATCTGCAGATTGGTAACTAAATAATTATCACTTATACAGAAGTAGAAATGGTTTTTGCATACGACCTCTGTATCAATGTCAGCATTATGGAGATCACTAATTGTAAATGATTTTTTGTTAAAAAGTTGATCGGGAATCTTTTCAACTCCCTCGCTTGGGGCAATTCTAACCATTGTACAAAAAACAGAATTACTGTTGTCTGATGTCTGATAGAACGATATCAAATCTTGTTCTTGCCTAAGATCGTCAGAGTTTAAAACCATGCAACGTTCTTTTACGGTAGATGAGTCAACTAGCTTTTGTAATAAAAGCTTTTTCGCGGGGCTAGATTTTTCTGTTAGATTATTGTTTTCTATCTTAAAAGCTCTTAATTTCACTTGTTTAGGTTTATTATATTTTTTATTTACAGAGCTGCTATTTTCACTATTCATAGAATCAACCATTGATTATGTGTAGTTTTATAATGTAGTAAGCATCAAGTATTTTTATAATTTGAGTTTGGTTTATCACACAAACATTTAAACCAACTTGCTAAGTCATCCATGTTTTCTGTATGTCTGCGGCATGCTCCCAATAACTTTCCCGAAGATAAACACCCGGTTCATCTCGTCTTTCTCGATCGGGTCCCACGGTGAGTAGCTCTTGTTATCAGAGATAACCAGCAGCTTATCCTTCATCATTTGCAGGCGCTTTACATGGGCTGTGTCGTCATACAGAAACGCATAGATACCATCACCGTCGAAAGATTTAACCGTGATATCAACGAACAGAAGATCACCTGGTTCGATCGTTCCTGACATGCTGTCACCACGCACGTTAATGATGCGGATATTTTCCGCCTTCCTGCCATCGAACATGTGACGAGCATCGTCAAACGAGTACTCAACCGAGCGTAGAACTTCTACAAACTCACGGTTGATTACACCCGGCCCGGCACTGACTTCTATATCAAGAACGTCAATCTTGAAGTATTTTGAATGGCTGACAGCAGGCTTCCCTGATTGTTGACCGTCATTTCTCATCGGGCCTATGCCTGATGAGAGCCATTCTGTTCGAACACCCAATGCATTAGCTATTTCAACAATTTTTGTTGAGCCGCGCGCGTTGCCGCTTGTCAGTCTCCAGATTGTGGGTTGAGCTACGCCAGACGCCTTTGCAAGAGCGCCTTGAGACATTCCAGATTGTTCCATCGCTAGGTTTAAGCGATCAGCAAGAGTTTCTTTTTTCATAAGTTTTAATTTATACGCTTGCGTATTGATGGTCAAAACACGTTTTGCTATTGCTTGGATTAATACGTATTGCTATTATTCATTCATTGCAATACCAATAGGAATTGATAATGACAAATCAAACCATCCAACTCGCAATCAGTATTACAGGTAGTCAAAAACGACTGGCAGATCTATGCGGTGTAGCCCAACCCACAGTTTGGCGTTGGCTACACGGTGGCGGAATTGATGCCCGCTATGTAATGAAAATTGTCTCAGCCACTGGTGGAAAGATTAAACCAGCAGATATTCGTCCCGACCTCGCACCATTGTTTAACGCGAGTAATTCTGCCGCCTAAACTGCGGCGTTAACTGATAAGGCAATGACTATGCAACCACTTACATACCAACAGACTAGCGGATTTAGCCCGACTGCGGTGATAAATCGTTCTCAAACAAAACAGGCGCCAGGCCACGAAAAAATCCGTGATGCCGTTCGCGCCTGGTCGGCTGCAGATAATCAGGATGTTGTTGCCGCACTCATTGTGAATGAGTATCGGGAGCAGGGCGGCGGCACCATCGATTTCCCTGATGATGTCAGCCGTGCACGCCAGAAGCTGTTCCGCTTCCTCGATAACAAATTCGATTCTGAAAAATACCGAAATAACGTGCGTGAACTGACCCCGGCAATTCTGGCGGTACTACCGCTGGAATATCGCGGCCACCTGGTTGAGCAGGATAGCTACATGGCTCGGCTGGCTGAAATGGAAAAGGAACTCAGTGAGGCAAAACAGGCTGTCATTCTCAACGCACCACGCCACCAGAAACTGAAGGAGATGAGTGAAGGCATTGTGTCGATGTTTCGTGTGGACCCGGATTTGGCTGGTCCACTGATGGCGATGGTCACCACCATGCTGGGGGCAATATGACAGGTTCGGAAATGGCGAAAGCCGGTCTGCGCGAACAGAACCGACTTTCAGGTGCAAATCGTAACACACTCATTGCGGGAGGAATTATGGCAAACACTGCTGAGATATTCAATTTTCCAGTGCCGGATGTGGCACAAAAGGAGCCGCGTGTGGCAGATCTCGATGATGGTTATACGCGCATTGCAAATGAGTTGCTGGAAGCTGTGATGCTGGCCGGATTAACACAGCACCAGCTTCTGGTCTTCCTGGCTGTCATGCGCAAAACATATGGCTTTAATAAAAAACTGGATTGGGTGAGCAACGAGCAACTTTCCGAGTTGACCGGGATATTGCCGCACAAGTGTTCTGCTGCAAAAAGTGTTCTGGTAAAGCGTGGGATTTTTATTCAGAGCGGGCGGAATATCGGCATTAATAATGTGGTCAGTGAATGGTCAACATTACCCGAATCAGGTAAGAAAAATAAAGTTTACCTGAAAGAGGTAAATTTACCTGAATCAGGTAAGAAAAGTTTACCCAAATCAGGTAAAGGCACTTACCCGAATCAGGTAAACACAAAAGACAAACTAACAAAAGACAATATAAAACCTTTTTCGTCCGAGAATTCTGGCGAATCCTCTGACCAACCAGAAAACGATCTTCCTGTGGAGAAACCAGATGCTGCAATTCAGAGCGGCAGCAGGTGGGGGACAGCAGAAGACCTGACCGCCGCAGAGTGGATGTTTGACATGGTGAAGACCATCGCGCCATCAGCCAGAAAACCGAATTTTGCAGGGTGGGCTAACGATATCCGCCTGATGCGTGAACGTGACGGACGTAACCACCGCGACATGTGCGTGCTGTTCCGCTGGGCATGCCAGGACAACTTCTGGTCCGGTAACGTGCTGAGTCCGGCCAAACTCCGCGACAAGTGGACCCAGCTCGAAATCAACCGAAACAAGCAACAGGCTGGCGTGACAGCCGGCAAACCAAAACTCGACCTGACGAACACTGACTGGATTTACGGGGTGGATTTATGAAAAACATCGCCGCACAGATGGTTAACTTTGACCGTGAGCAGATGCGCCGGATCGCCAACAATATGCCGGAACAGTACGACGAAAAGCCGCAGGTACAGCAGGTAGCGCAGATCATCAACGGTGTGTTCAGCCAGTTACTGGCAACTTTCCCTGCGAGCCTGGCTAACCGGGATCAGAACGAACTGAACGAAATCCGCCGCCAGTGGGTTCTGGCTTTCCGGGAAAACGGGATCACCACAATGGAACAGGTTAACGCAGGAATGCGCGTAGCCCGTCGGCAGAATCGACCATTCCTGCCATCACCCGGGCAGTTTGTTGCCTGGTGCCGGGAAGAAGCATCCGTTACCGCCGGGCTGCCAAACGCCAGCGAGCTGGTTGATATGGTTTACGAGTATTGCCGGAAGCGTGGCCTGTATCCGGACGCAGAGTCTTATCCATGGAAATCAAACGCGCACTACTGGCTGGTTACCAACCTGTACCAGAACATGCGGGCCAATGCGCTTACTGATGCGGAATTACGGCGCAAGGCTGCCGATGAACTGACCTGTATGACAGCGCGAATTAACCGTGGTGAGACGATACCTGAACCAGTAAAACAACTTCCTGTTATGGGCGGTAGACCTCTAAATCGTGCACAGGCTCTGGCGAAGATCGCAGAAATCAAAGCTAAGTTTGGGCTGAAAGGAGCAAGTGTATGACGGGCAAAGAGGCAAGTATTCATTATGAGAAACTTTCTAAATTTTTTGAGCCAGATTAGTGGTCTTGGATTCAGTTTACGTCTCAGATACTGAGAAAAATAACAATTTGTGATACATGTTAACATTATGACTTTTCAGGCTTTCACCAAATTTTTTTAAGAGTATTCTGACCCTTTCGTATCAATGCATGAACAGGAATCTATATGTGTTATAGCAATGTTACAGATCGTGATCTTATGGGGCAAATTGCTACTAAATTAAATGACTATCGAAACCCTCCTCAAGGTGGCATGAGCATTGATCATGTTAATCGATGGATTAATCAATTTGAGTTAACCGATAGGCGATTTGTCTTAGAGGAAACGGACCGATTAATGGGGATTGGATACTTCTCTGAGAGCGACTATCGCAGAGTTATTAGTAGTATCGCCAATGATGAGCAAAATGAAAGGTTCTTTCAAACCGCAGCGTTTCTCGATATCCAGAACCAAGGCACCAGTCAATCTGAGTTTTTGGATTTGCTTCGCGAAGATTGTGTAGAAGAATTCAACGTTGTGACCAGACTGTCACAACGTCAAAGAGTTAGTTCATTCCGTGAATTTATTTACCTTGACGATGTTTCATTCTCAGGAGCTAAGGCAATCAATGATTTAACTTGGTTTATTGAGCACTTTGAACTCCAAAATATTACAATATTGGTGTACTTTTTAGGCGGGCACACGTATTCAGCATGGAATATAAAAAACCAACTTGAACGAAAATTTGCTGATAGGAATATTTCAGTTTGCGTTGATGGTGGTGAGTTTGCAGTTGTTGAAAATCAACGCCGAAACAGTTCGAGTTCTGAGGTTTTTTGGCCAAAAGCGCAAAGTGTATCAATACCTGAATGGGCTGACGGTCAAGTACATTATTTAGGAACATATCGTGACGGTTACGTCGCGAATAATTTTTTCCCTAATGAGCAGAGACGAGATCGTTTTGAAGCAATTATGACAAAAGTTGGGTTTGATATCCTTGGTCAGAGTCAAAATCCTTCTGATGCTATAAAGCCTTTAGGCTTTTCAACTTTCAATGGTGTTGGGTTTGGTGGAACTATCTTTACTTTCAGAAACTGCCCCAATAATACCCCTCTAGCGTACTGGTGGGGAACTTATCTTCGAACGGGAAATAGAGCTCTGGATTGTTGGTATCCACTTATGAAGCGTAATGTGTATAATCGGTGATCATGAGCTATAGACTATACCTGTTTCACAACACAGTTTCTTTCAGGAAAACCACCGAGAAATGGGGTGGTCTTTCCAACATGGCCAAAGGATATCCGCTCTTAGTTAATGGTATACCCATTCAATCGAGTGAAATTCTTTACCAAGCATGCCGATATCCAGACTATCCAGATATCCAAAAGGCTATTATTACCCAAGGCAACCCTTATGAAGCTAAACAAACCGCCAGATCTTTCGAAGCCAAAACCCGTGCAGGTTGGGAAAAAAATCGAGTTTCGGTAATGAAATGGTGTGTCTGCGTTAAGCTTTGCCAGAACTGGGAATCGTTTTTCGCGCTCCTGGATAGCACAGGAGAGCATGACATTGTTGAGCACTCAGAGAAGGACCAATTTTGGGGGGCTAGTAAAGACTCCGAAGGTAACTTTTATGGTATGAACGTGTTAGGTCGTATCCTTATGGATGCGAGAGATGTTGCAAGAAAGAAGGGGCTTTCAGGGTTTGCTACGATACCGCCGCTACCCTTGGATAGGTTTCTTCTGCTCGGGGAGCAAATACGTGATGTTACTTTCTCTCCACTACCGATGAATTCGGGGCAAAGCTTATCGCTTTTTTAATGTGGCGTTGTTCCTTTCACTGTCGTGACAGATCTGCAAACCCGCTTTGGCGGGTTTTTTATAAATTATGCAACTTATTGACTTGCTACCGATATGTCAGACTTTAACATAGCAGCTAAAATCTAGTACGAAGCCGACAAGGTAAACATTGACTTGGTGGCATCTAGTAAAGCGTACAATGAGTGCCTGAAGTTTTATTTCGAGAAGTCGATAACTTTACCTAAAGGTAGCGATCGGTAGCGATCCGGTTTATTTGAAAACAGGAGGGTTGAAAGTGACGATAGAATTTGAATCTACCCCAGAAGGGGCAAGGCAGGGAATGACACATCATCAGCGAAAAATTAGAGAACTTTTGGAAGAAGAAACTGCTATATGCGAGGACGCTCTTGAAGGTGAATACAATCAAGGTCGTCTGGATGAAATACATAAAGAGATAGCCTATCGAGAAAGCCAAATCGAAAAATTGAAGGTTATTTGAAGACATGAAAGCAATTTGATTTCCAGCTATCAACCCGCCATAATCATGTCATCGGAGCCTGAACAACTCCGGTGACTTCTGCGCTAAACGGGGACGTTTATGCGCACATACAATCCAAACTCTCTTCTCCCTTCACAGATGCAGAAATGCACCTGCGATTTTTTGCATCCAGCGCCTGACCTCTGCGGAGGTGAAGCGTGAACCTACCACAAGATGGCATCAAACTGCATCGCGGTAACTTCACCGCTATCGGCCAGCAGATCCAGCCTTATCTGGAGGACGGAAAATGCTTTCGCATGGTGCTTAAACCGTGGCGTGAGAAACGCAGTCTTTCCCAGAATGCACTCAGCCACATGTGGTACAGCGAAATCAGTGAATACCTCATCAGCAGGGGGAAATCGTTCGCTACCGCAGCATGGGTAAAAGATGCTCTCAAACACACATACCTCGGTTATGAAACCAAGGACCTGGTTGATGTCGTAACCGGCGAAATCACTACTATCCAGTCGTTACGCCATACCTCCGATCTTGATACCGGAGAGATGTATGTCTTCCTGTGTAAGGTTGAAGCCTGGGCGATGAATATTGGCTGCCACCTGACTATTCCACAGAGCTGCGAGTTTCAGCTGCTGCGCGACAAGCAGGAGGCGTAATGGCTACACCGCTTATTCGTGTCATGAACGGACACATCTACAGAGTACCAAATCGTCGTAAGCGTAAACCTGAGCTGAAGCCATCCGAAATACCAACACTGCTCGGATATACCGCCAGCTTGGTTGATAAAAAATGGTTGCGACTGGCAGCAAGGAGGAGTCATGGCTGATTTGAGAAAAGCAGCGCGTGGTCGGGAATGCCAGGTAAGAATCCCTGGCGTATGTAATGGCAATTCTGAAACGTCTGTACTGGCACATATCCGGCTGGCTGGATTGTGCGGTACCGGTATCAAACCGCCAGACCTGATTGCCACCATTGCATGTTCTGCCTGCCACGACGAAATCGACCGCCGCACACATTTTGTCGATGCTGCATATGCAAAAGAATGCGCGCTGGAAGGTATGGCGAGAACACAGGTTATCTGGCTGAAAGAGGGGGTTATTAAGGCGTGAATACCTACAGTATCACATTACCCTGGCCTCCGAGCAATAATCGCTATTACCGCCATAATCGCGGGCGCACGCACGTCAGTGCAGAGGGGCAGGCATACCGCGATAACGTCGCCCGAATCATTAAAAGCGCAATGCTGGATATCGGCCTGGCTATGCCTGTGAAAATCCGCATTGAGTGCCACATGCCGGATCGCCGTCGCCGTGACCTGGATAATCTGCAAAAAGCCGCTTTTGACGCACTCACTAAAGCAGGTTTCTGGCTGGATGATGCTCAGGTCGTTGATTACCGCGTTGTGAAGATGCCTGTTACCAAAGGTGGGAGGCTGGAACTGACCATCACCGAAATGGGGAATGAATGATGTTTGAGTTTAATATAGCAGAACTTCTTCGCCACCGCTGGGGGCGTCTGCGCTTATATCGTTTCCCCGGTTCTGTTTTGACCGATTACCGAATACTGAAGAATTACGCCAAAACCCTGACAGGAGCAGGAGTATGAAGTCAGAGATAACAATCAACTAATACTGTTTTATTGATTTTTGCTTGTAATTGGCGTTCTGGTCTGATTTTTGTGGAGTAAGTTGATGCGTGATATTCAGATGGTTCTTGAGCGTTGGGGAGCGTGGGCGGCTAATAATCATGAAGATGTGACCTGGTCGTCCATTGCCGCCGGTTTTAAGGGATTAATTCCTTCAAAAGTAAAATCTCGCCCGCAATGTTGTGACGATGATGCGATGATCATTTGCGGGTGCATGGCCCGTCTGAAAAAGAACAACAGCGATTTGCACGATTTATTAGTAGATTATTATGTAGTCGGTATGACATTCATGTCACTGGCAGGTAAGCATTGCTGCTCTGATGGTTATATCGGGAAAAGGTTACAGAAGGCTGAGGGCATAATTGAAGGGATGTTAATGGCATTAGATATCCGGTTAGAGATGGATATCGTTGTTAATAACTCTAATTAATATGCCAATTGTTTACTAAAAATTATTAAAAATGGGGCGTTGAGACGCCCCCAAAAATAAAGGGTAATATATAACAGAAGGTTTATATAGTTAGAAGCAAGGTTGTGCTTCTAAAGGAAGTGGCTTGAGGGAGCCACTTATATGTTGGGGAGGCAACGCCTCCCGCAACATATCTTTTTCGTAATCAGATTAGAACTGGTAAACCAGACCTACAGCAACGATGTCATCAGTGCTTACACCGAGTGCTTTAGTGAAGTCATTTTTGTCAAGCAGGTTGATTTTGTAATCAACGAAAGTAGACATATTTTTGTTGAAGTAATAGGTTGCACCTACATCAACATATTTGACTAAGTCCTGATCGCCCCATACTCCAAGATCCTTACCTTTAGATTGCAGGTAAGCAACGGACGGACGCAGACCGAAATCGAACTGATATTGTGCAACAGCTTCGAAGTTTTGGGCTTTATTAGCAACGAAGTGATCAGCAAATACAGTCATATTCTGGGTTTCAGAATAGGTAGTGGCCAGGTAAATGTTGTTAGCGTCATATTTCAGACCTGCGGCCCAAACTTCTGCATTTTTACCGGAAGCAAATACTTCAGGAAGAACTTTCCCTGCATTAACTTGAGTGTCGGTACGATCAGATTTCGCATAAGTTGCACCGATACCGAATCCTTCGTATTCATAGGTAGCAGAGAAACCGAAGCCATCACCGTTACCTTCAGTGTAGTTATCGAAATCGCTACGATCGTTTTTGCCTTGGTACTGAGCAGCAAAGTTCAGACCATCAACCAGACCAAAGAAGTCGTTGTTACGATAGGTTGCAACACCAGTGGTGCGACCAGTCATGAACACATCTGTTTGGGTCCAGGTATCGCCACCGAATTCTGGCAGAACGTCAGTCCACGCACCGATGTCGTATGCTACACCGTAGTTACGGCCGTAATCGATTGAGCCGTAGTCACCGAATTTCAGGCCTGCAAATGCAAGACGGGTTTTGTCTTTGGAGGAACCTTGAGATTCAGCGCGGTTGCCTTTGAATTCATATTCCCACTGACCGAAACCAGTCAGTTGATCGTTGATTTGGGTTTCACCTTTGAAGCCAAGACGGGCATAAGTAGTATCACCATCATCTGCATCATTAGAGGAGAAGTAGTGCTTAGCATTAACTTTCCCGTACAGATCCAGCTTGTTACTGTCTTTATTATAAATTTCAGCTGCCTGAGCAGACATCGCCATCAGTACTGATGCAGCTACAGCAGAAATTGCCACTGTTAATTTTTTCATCGTGAGCCCTTTTTTTTGAACTATTATTAAAAAATGATGTCACTGCGCGATAAATATTCATCTAATCAATATGATTATTTCAAGATGTAAGTTTTGGTTTCTCGTTTGATTTGTGAAGTAGATCTCTATTTTTATCTGAACTTTTTTCTATTGAATCCTATTCATGGCTCTTGGCTGAATAAAAATAAATCTATTAGCCAATTTATATTAACGGCTGTTATTTATAAGTGCTCTATGATTTGAAGGTTCAATTTAAATCGGCTAAAAATAACACTGGAAATTATTTGTTGGTTATTTGTTGAGATTTGCTTATGTATTTGTAGTGGTGTTTTCAATACTCGGTAGCATTCTCGCAAATATCATTTAGTGGTTTACGTACGTAAAAAATTGGTTATGCTGTTAAGAGTGGTTACTTCGTCACACAGCTTAAACCCGCCGTCGAGCGGGTTTTTCCATTTTTTGAGTCTCGATATTAGCTGATAACCCAATACCTGAGTTATTCACTGACTCCGAGTCTGTTACGTTTCGTAGTATTCCCTCAATTTACACCCGCTTTGTCTGCGAGGTGGGGTTATGAAATCCATGGATAAGTTAACAACGGGTGTCGCCTATGGCACCTCAGCAGGTAGTGCCGGGTACTGGTTTTTACAGCTGCTAGATAAAGTCACGCCCTCACAGTGGGCGGCAATTGGAGTGCTGGGTAGCCTGGTATTTGGCCTGCTGACGTACCTGACAAACCTTTATTTCAAGATTAAAGAAGATAAGCGCAAGGCTGCGA